GTACAGCTGGGTTTTCTCCAGTTTGTGCTGTTGATGAGAATCCATCTACAGATGAACCAGCAGCATTTCTACCACTGAAATCTGTATCAGCTTCGTCAAAAAGAGCTTCAGTACCTGATTGACTTGCGTATCTGCTTCTCATAGCAAATATCAAACCAGTTGGTCCTGACATTGGTTGTACACCTGCAATATCGTAAGCGATAAGATTAGGCATAGCTCTTCTAACTAAACTAATTAAAATAGGATTCCAATTTTGTATTGAACCACCAGTAGCATTTGAAGGAGCTGCTTCATTTAAAAACTGAGCATCTTCTTTCAAACTTTTCTCTTGGTTTTCCAATACCATTGAAGTAACGGCTCTTTTGTAACTATCTTTAACCTCTGGAAGGTCTGGATGATCCAAAACGGGCTGCCACTTTTGTTGTATTGATTCAGATAAAAACATTTTCTATCTCTCCTTTATTAGTTAATTAACTACCTTACTTTAAGTAAGGATTTTTCTTTGTTTTACTAATTGCAGCAGTATATGCAGCCATTGATTCAGATAAATTTATATCAGAACCAGCATTGTTTTCTGCTACTTCATTAGATTCGTTATCACTCGCTTTTGCTTTAGGGAAGTAAGAATTTTTTAATGTTTCTACACTTTTTCTAAAACTGTCAGCGTCCTTATATTCAATACTTTCTGCTAAACCGTTAAGTTTGTCAGCCTCAGTTGCAGCCAAGTCAGCAGATACTTCTTTAACTATATCTGTTCTTGTTGATTCTGCAATTCTTTGATTTAACTCAACGTTCTTTTCGATAGTTTTGTTAACTTCTTCTTTTAACTTTTCTATCTCTGCAGCTTGATTCTCAATTACATCAAATTTTTCTTGTGGAACATCAATGTAGTGAGATTCAAATAAAGATTTAAGACCACCGATAAAATCTTCAGTAATCTCATTTCTTAAGCCTTTTTCTATTGCCAATTCGTTTTCTTTCATCCACTCCTCGACAACATAGTTTAGATAAGCGTCAACTTTTTCTACGATTTCAGATTTAGTTTCTTCAACTTTTTCTGCAACTTTAGTTTCGTATTCGCTTTCTAAATTTTCGATTTCTTCGACAAGTTTTGCTTTAACAGCAGATTCGAAGATTGTAGCCGCTTTTGCTTTAAATTCTTCTGATAGGTCTTCACCTTCAGTTAAAGCAGCAACGTCTTCTTTCATATCCATGTCTTTTACTTTGTCCTTAGCAGTTTCTTTTTTCATTTTCTCATCATCTTTTTCTTCTGCTTCTGACATTTCTTTTTTCTTATCGTCTTTGTCATGGACTGCTTCGTCTTTTTTCTTGTCTTCTTTATCTTCAGCTTCAGACATTTCTTTTTCGTCTTTTTTCTTATCTTCTTTGTCTTCAGCTTCTTTCATATCTTTTTTCTTATCGTAAGACTCTTCTTTATCTTGTTTCTTTTTAAGAGCATCTAAAGCAGCTTGAGGCATTTCACCTTCTTTAACTTCAGATTTTTTCTCATCTTCTTTTGCTACTTCTTTTACTTCTTCTTTTTCTTTTTCGTCTTTTTTCTCGTCAGCTTCATAAGCAGCAGCAACTTGTTCTTTTTCTTTATCTGCTTCTTTTTCTGCTTTTAGAGATTGCATAGCATCAGCGGGACCTGCACTTTTTTGATGTGCGTCACCAGTAATATGGTTAACGCCTTGTGCGAAATCTATTTTAGCATCTGTAGGTGAAGTAACTGCTTTTGAAATTACTTGTTGTACAGTTGCCGCTAGTGATTTAGCGGGTTCAGCTGGAGCTGCATTTTTTGTAGGCAAATTTGCCACAGTATTGTCAGCCATTGTTCTATCTCCTAAATAGTTTTTTTTGTTGTTATTATTGCAATAATGACACCAATCCTATCGGAATGCGTCAGTTATTATTTATAAAATTACAGTTTTTTAAGAAAAGATTCAAATACTTGAGCATTCTTTTCTGCTCTTGCCATTCTCTCTTTACTTTCTACCTGTAACTTTAATTCGTTTACTTCTTGCTCTTTCAAAATCCCATTATCCCAAATCCACTCTTTGCCTTCCATAATGCCTTCTACAAAAGCATCAGGTGCTGATGGATCTGCAACTATATCAGCTGCGGTTGCAAGGTAAAAATCGTCTTTGACTACATTAGCACCACCTATACTTGAAAGTGTGCCCATTCCTCTACTTGAAACTCCAAGTCTTGCACCCTCATCTATTAAACTTTTCACTATTTTTCCATATGGGGTATCTAATACTCGTGCTTCGCCTATAAAATTATTGCCTTCTGGATATAGAGCTTTAATCATATGCGATACTCTTTCTAGGTTAACGGTTGGTCCGTCTGGATGACCTAGTTCGCCAAATGCTCTACTTTTGTTGATGAACTCTCTATTATAACGTACTACTTCTTTTTGAAGTATCTCTTTAGGATAGATTCTTCCATTTCTATTTTTCACATCGGATTGCATAAAGACGCCTTTGATGGAATAGTTTTTCTTTCCATTACCTGCTTCTTCTACGATATATTCCGCTTGTTCTATTTCTTCAGTAATTAACTTCATTTGTATCTATCTCTAATTTCTCTCTAATATTTATACAAATAATTATCTGAAAACCACCAAAATCGTGTAATTATCTCCATTTGCAAAATTCTTGGTAGATAATAAAACATCACCTGTTGGTGTAGTAGCGTTGTTTGGAATCTCGTTTCCATCAGCTCGTAAGTCCCAAAAACCTTGTCCTGACAATGTAACTGCGGTGGCATTTGTTGCACCATCCCAAATTAATTCAACAGCTGATTTGCCTGATTGTGTATTTACAGACCAAAAAATTTTAGATATTTTTCTATTACCGTCTTCGGTCATAAAAGTTGTAGTGCTAGCGTCAATTTTTTTAACTAAACTTTCTCCTGTACCATCAGAATAATTAGTCATTTTAACGGCATATTTTACACCAGTTGTATCTGTCAATACCTGTGTTGATACTGTATCAGCCATGTTTTCTCCTAACTTCTTGGTGAACCTACAGCAGATACTTTAGAAGTAGCACAAGTAATTTTGTCTTTAGGTGCCTTCTCAATAATTACTGTGTCACCACTTGCGATATAAACAGAACCTAAAACTGTACTATCACCATCTGTAACTGTACAAGTTGTATTTCCTGTTGCGTGTATTCTTACGAAACTTGCATTACCGATAGTGTTTTGATTTGGACTATCTATATTACTGCCTTTTACTATAAATGTTTGCGACATTTTTTTTACCTTCTTAAAATTGTTAATGTTTCTTTATCAAAATAATTCATTAAATCATCTTTACTAACACCATACTCTTTTGAAGCTGTGTTAACATTTTTCTCAAAATCTTTAATAACATCAGCAGATTTATCTGCCATTCTAAAAACCATATCTACAGCACGTTTCATTTTAGGCGATAATTTATTATATTGCCTAGTACGTTTGTAGTCGTTAATTTCTGTTATGTTTTCGTTAACAAACTTATTGAGAAACTTCATCCGTTGCTACCTCTGGTGTTTCAGCAGCAGCATCGTTTCCTGAAAATGGATTTGCTTCTGGAACTTCTACTCCTTGCTGACCTGTAAACATTGATTTTGCCACATCAGTTTTAGCATCATCCAAAGCAGAAGTAACTTTATCAGCAAGAGCGTTTTTAATATCTACCTCTGCTTGTTTGTTATCTCCTTTTTCAAGTGAATTAACGAATTTATTTAAATTTTCTTTACTCATATCAATATTTATCTCCTATACTATGCCACTCCAACCTGAATCAGGCTCTTTTGTGACTTTAGATTTCTTCTTTGGGTTCTTGTTCAGGACCCTCTTGGTTTTGAGGTTGTTCGGAAGCAGCCTCTTCTTCAATTTGATTATCAATTTCTTCAATTTCTTGTTCATTTTGTTTTAATATTTTTGTTCTTATATATTCGTTAGAGAAATACTTACCAACATAACCTTCAAGTTGTTGTGCCAGTTGTACT